CTTGGACAATATGCTAATTATCCTGCTGAATCTTTTAGTTCTACAACTGAAAATCTATTTAATAGTGAAGAGCTTTTAACATGGGCTGAAAGACTTAGAACTGATAATTCATTTAGATTTTATGTTGATGGTAAAATTATTGAAGATGAAGAAGGAAATGTTAGATTTAAAACTAATGAGCGTTGTCTAGCAGAAGGTGGAAAGTTTAATGAAACTGTATTTGCTTATATAGAAAACGTTCCTCGTAAATCACATGAACATCCTCATGGTTGTATAAGACAATGGTTTGCTCCTCAAACTCTAGAATATGTTGATAAAGATGGTAAACGTAAACGTGGAGTGCCTGAAGGTTTATATAGTATATGTTATGATCCTGTAGGTATTAATAAAGAGAATAGAGAACTTACTAATAGACATTCTCATAATTCTATTTATGTGTTTATGAACCCTCATGCTATTAATAATTTTAGAGGAAAACTTGTTGCAACATATTATGGTAGACCGGAAAAACTTGAAGAAGCTGATAGAATATGTTTAAATCTAGCAAGACTTTATAATTGTATTGGTACTACTTGTGTTGAAACAAACCGTGGTGAAACTGTAAGTAATTTTACTAAATGGAAAGCTTTAAAGTATTTAGCTAAAGATCCTGTATTTGTTTTTGATACTAGTGTAAAAGGTGCAGTAAGTAATAATTATGGTATAAGCATGGGTGATGGTACTCGTAAACTTGAAGGTTTACGTTTGCTTAAAGAAATGCTTTATACTGAAGTTGGTAAAGATGAATTTGGTAATCCTCTTAGAATGTTTCAAACAATTTATGATTATCAAACAATTCTTGAAATTATTAAATGGAATAATATAGGTAACTTTGATAGAGTGTCTTCTTTGATTATTAGAGCTGTTGAAGTTCGTGCAATGGATATTATTGCTGAACAACAAATTCAACGTAGAAAACGAGTTGATACTTATGATGAGTATTCTACTAATATAATGAGAAGAGATTGGTTTTAAACTTATAATAATATGGCAGAATTTAGACCTAGTTTAGGAACTTTAGAATTTCCTATGCAACGTGTAAGTAACTCTGAAAAGAGTAAACCTGAATGGTATGCTAATTGTATTGATTATATAATAGCTGTTGGACTTTCAGTTAATGATAAAGAAGAATTAGAGAAGAAGATAAATATAATGCATGGTGATATACCAGATGAATTTTATCGTAAAACTCTTAATCCTTATAATTCTAATAAAGAAAAGTATCAAAGATTTCCTGCAACAATGCGTAATTTTGATATTATGAATGACATTATTCGTCGTTATGTATCAGAATATATTAAAGGTGTTCATGATTTTGTTGTAGGCTCTAATGACCCTAATGTTATTATAAATAAAAATGCAAAGCTTAAAGAACAAGTTACAATGCTTATTCAACAAGCTGCTATGCAAGAGTTTCAGAACAGGCTTCAACAAGAGCTTCAAAATGGTACTCCGGAAGATCAAATTGACCCACAAAGTCTTATGCCTGATATGGAACAATTTGTAAAGGATTTTGAAGAGAAATATATTGATGATGCTAGTAAGCAAGGACAAGACTTATTGAATTATATTCAAAGTATGACAAACGATGAAGTTATGTATTCTAAAGCATACTTTGATTTTGTTACTGTTGGTGAATGTTATTCATATGCTGATGTTCGCGGTAATGAAATATTTAAAGAAGTTGTTCCTGTTATTGAAGCATATCCTATTCCTAATAATCAATTCTTTGTTGAAGACCATGATATGTTTGCTCGTAGACAGAAGATGTCTTATCAACAAATTATAGATATGTTTGATGATTATCTTACTGACAAAGATAGAGATTTTCTTGAAACATATTATGCTAAAGTTGGAACTTCTACTAGTCCTACATTACTTAGATATGATAAATATCTTGATGCTTATCCCGATGTTTGTTGTAAGTTTAATGATGTAGATAGAAACTTCTTTAAATCACAACCTGTTAATATGTATGATTGTAATACACAATTATATGATGTTTGGCACGTTGTTTGGAAGGGTGAAGTTAAACGTGGTATTCTTACTTACATTAACTCTATTGGAATGATAGATAAAGTTATTGTAGAAGAAGGTTTTAAACTTGATAAATCACTTGGTCATATAAGTATTGAATGGGTTTATGACCAACAGGTTTATGAAGGTTATAGAATTGGTACTAGATATAATGCTGTTTATCCTATTAAAGCAAGAGCTGTGCTTTATAATAGAAATGGTAAACTTCCTTATAATGGTATAATGGAAGTTTTACCACAATTTGGTAAGTTTAGTATTATACAAACTATTGCTCCTTATCAGATTCTTAGAAATATTATTGCTTATCATCGTGAAATGGTAATTGCTAAGAATAAGATGCTTATAATGATTATGCCTCAATCATTACTTGGTGATGAAGAAGAAGATAAGATTTATAAGATGGCTGCTGATGGTGTTCTATACTATGATGATAGTCTTGATTCTAACTCTGTAAAAGCTCAACAAATTAGATTACTTAATGCTAATCTTGGACAATATATTACAGAACTTACTAATCTAATGGATAGCATTAAAGCTGAATCTCGTGAAGTTGTAGATATGACAGCACAACGATATGGTGAAATTGCTAATTCAGCAGGTAAGTCTGTAACAGAAGAAGCTATTGCTAGAGGTAGTATGGGTTCTGTTATTATTACATTCATATTTGATAAGTTTAGAGAAACAGATTATAATCGTGATTTAGACTTTGCTAAATATGCTTATGTTGATGGACTTAATTCATCTTATTTTGATATTAATAAAGAAATGAGATATATAAGTCTTGATGTTAATACTCTTACTAATTCTGATTTAAGTACAACAGTTCGTAACAATGTTAAAGAAGTTGACAAGCTTAATCAGCTTAAACAATGGGCGTTTAATGCTAGTCAAAATGGTGATCTTGAAATGGCTGTTGCTGCAATAACCGGTGATAATGTTTCATCTATTAAAAAAGTTATTAATGATTATGCTAATATCAAACGTCAGCATGAAGAGCAAATGCAACAAGCAGAACAAATGCTTGAACAGCAAAAGATACAGAATGAGTTACAGAAGATTCAGGCTAAGGGAGAAGAAGACAGAAAGACTAAAGAGCTTGAATATTATTATGAGATGCAAGCTAAATATATTGATGTAGATGTTGCTCTACTTAATAGTGCTGGAACTACTGAAGGTGATAAAAATCAAGTTACGCGTGATGTTGAAGCTAGTAAGCGTGAAATTGAAAAGATGAAAGTTCAGCTTGATAGAGATAAGATGAATCTTGATGCTTATAACGCTGCTGCTGATAGACAAGTTAAACGTGAACAAATGAAGAATGATTTAGCAATAGCTAAGGAAAATAAAAATAGATATGATTTACCTAAGTTAAAAACTAAGTCTAAGACTAAAAAGTAAGTAATTTATCTTGTGATTATCCTAATAGTGATACTGATAGTGTTGCTATTAGGATATTTATTTTGACTACTGGTTTTTAACATTTATTATGGCTCTATTTTGCACGATTATTGCTGACGTGAACAACTTATCATCTAGGCATTTTAATTCGATTACAGACGCTCCTATGTGGCTCAAATTCGATTTTGCAATAGCGATTAGGTGTTTTCAGATTAAGAAACCGGCTTAAAGTGATAATAATGAATTTGAAGCTAATGAAACCTACAGCAGTATTAATAGTCGGTTAGCATATAATTTTGCATAAAATATTCAAGCGATTATTTGCAGTCACATTATTAAATATGATATGTTTGCTCATGAAAAGTACAAATAAATATAGTACATATAATTTAAACAAATAAAGTTATGGAAGAAATTGATTTTGAAGGTGCAGCTGTTAGTAACAGTGAAGGTAGTGCTGCTGATAAGCCTGATACAACAAACATTTCTGGTGGTACTGATGACGTTACAAACATCAATCCTACTGATGTTGATTCAAAGACTCCCCCTGTAGAAGGAGAGGATAAACCTAACGATAAGCCTGCTGATAAGAAGGATGAAGATAATTCTTCTACGGGGGAACTCGAAGCAGGTACTATTGTTGAAGTTGAAGGTACTGAATATACAGTCGATGACAAAGGTAATCTTGTTGATAAGAATGGTACAATCTTTAAGCAAGCATCTGAAGTTAAAGATTTTATTGCATCTTTTAATCAGGAAGATGGCAATGATAATTCTGATGGTACTATTGATATTTCTACTGTTCAGAATGCTATCGGAATTGATGTTACTGATGAAGACGGTAAGGCAATAGAATTTACTAATGATGCTGCTGGTATTAAATCTTATTTTGATAAGGTTATTGAACTTAAAACTGAAGAAATTCAGAAAGCTGCTATAAATACTATTTATGAAAAGAATCCTATTGTTAAGGATTTTGTTAATTATCTTACTATTAACAATGGTGATTATAGAGGCTTTGGAGAATTGACTGATAGAAGTGGTATTACTCTTGATGTTAATAATGTTGCTCAACAGGAAGCTATTATTCGTGCTTCATTTAAGGAGTTTAACAAGAAGGGTAATGTTGATAATTATATTCAGTATCTTAAAGATTCTAATGGACTTGCTGATGTTGCTAAAGAAGAGCTTAAAGCTATGCAAGAGAAAGATGCTCAAGTTAAGGAAGAACTTAATCGTAGAGCAGAAGAAGCTCGTAAGCAAGAGCTTGAAAACACAAAGCAATATTGGAATGAAGTTCATAATGCAATTGCAAATAAAGTAATTGCTGGTTATAAACTTCCTGACAATCTTACTATTGAGCGTGATGGTCAGAAGAAGATTGTAACTACTGATGATTTCT